AAACGGTACAGCGTCTGTCACTTTACCAGGTAATATTACAGATGGTACAACAGGTACAGATAATCTTCAACTTGAAACATTTACTCAAGGTAGTTATATACCACTTGAAGTCGGTACATCTACTGATTCTACAGACTTAGATCGTCTTGTACTTGAAGATAGTCTAGCGTCAAGAAGAAGTGTTAATAGTTTAGGTGAAACTCAAGAAATGTCAAATGATCCTGGTGCATTCAATTTAGATATAGAAACAGATGCTGACGGGATTATTGATTTCTCAGAATCTAATCCATTTGGAGATGCTACATAATGTTAAACAATCATTTTTATCATTCAACAATTAAAAGAGCTGTTTCAGTATTTGGAACACTATTTAATAATATTACAATCAAAAGAACAGACGGAAAAGTTATACCTGTTCCATTAGCTTATGGACCTCGATCAAGGTGGATAGCTCGTTTACAATCTTCATTAGACCCAGTATCTAAACAGACAGCTATATCATTACCAAGAATGGGTTTTGAATTAACATCTATTGAATATGACGGGACACGAAAATTAACAAAGAAAACAAGATTTAGAGCAGCGGATTCAACTAATCCTCAAAAAATGAATTATCAATATTCACCAGCACCATATAATTTAGGATTTCAATTAAGTGTATTAGTAAAAAATACAGACGATGGTTTACAGATTATTGAACAAATATTACCATACTTTACACCTGATTATACAGTTACAATTAATACTGTACCAAGTATGAGTGATAAGAGAGATGTACCTATTATTTTAGATAGTGTAGCTCAAGAAGATACTTATGATGGTGACTTTGAAACAAGACAAACATTAACATATACTTTAGATTTCACAATGAAAAATTACATCTATGGACCTGTGACAGATTCAGAGATTATCAGAACAGCTAAAGTTAGAACTTACATGGAAGGTGGGTCAGGTGAAATCGAAGACACTTCTACATCAGGTAGAGTTGTTCAACAGACTGTAACTCCAATACCTCAAGATGCTGAAGTAGGAGACAGTATAACATATAATGAAGTAACAGAATGGTTCGAACAACCTACTGTAACATATTCAGACGATAAAGAAAGCGATCCTAAATAACTAAATACATATTATGAGTAAAGTCGATCAAAAATTAGACGATCTCCTTGACATACAAGGTGAAATCGTACAAGCCGAAAAGAATCTACCTAGTATAACATCTAACGATCAAGACAAAGGTAATGATTACAAATATTCAAGAGAGATATTCTATGGTCTAGTAGAAAGAGGTCAAGATGCTATCGAAGGTATTTTAGACATAGCTAAAGAATCAGAACACCCAAGAGTTTATGAAGTAGCTGGTCAGTTAATCAAAACAGTCGGAGAGACAACAGAAAAATTAATCGATTTACAAGCTAAGATGAAAGAATTAGATAAAGACAACAACATGCCTGATAAAGTTCAGAACAATTTGTTTGTCGGTTCATCAGCTGAATTACAGAAGTTGTTAAGAAATAATGCACAAGAATGAAGGTTACTTAGGTAACATAAATGTCAAAAGAGCAGGCGTTCAGTCTGAATGGACAGAAGAAGAAATACTAGAATACAAGAAGTGTATGGAAAGTCCTACACACTTTATTGAAAACTATATTCAGATCATTTCACTAGATGAAGGTCTAGTACCATTCAAACTCAGAGGATATCAAGACGATCTTATAACACATTTTGATGAGAGTCGTTTCAGTATTGTATTAGCTTGTAGACAGTCAGGAAAATCTATCACAACTTGTGCCTATTTAGTTTGGTATCTTCTATTTCAACCAGAACAAACAATCGCGATTCTAGCTAACAAAGGTTCAACCGCTAGAGAGATGTTAGCTCGTATTACAACTATGTTAGAGCATGTACCTTTCTTTCTACAACCAGGTACAAAGACATTAAACAAAGGTTCAATCGAATTCGAAAATGATAGTAGAATCATAGCTTCAGCTACTGGTGCTAACTCTATTCGTGGTCTTTCAGTAAACTTACTGTATCTTGATGAGTTCGCGTTCGTAGATAACGCTGAACAGTTCTATACATCTACATATCCTGTAGTAACATCGGGTGGTAAATCAAAAGTAATCATAACTTCTACAGCTAATGGTATCGGTAATATGTATCATAAACTATATGAAGGTGCTCAAAATCAGAAGAACGAATATCAACCATACACAATTAATTGGTGGGATGTACCGGGTAGAGATGAGAAGTGGAAAGCTCAGACAATAGCTAATACTTCTGAATTACAATTTGAACAAGAATTCGGAAACTCATTTCTTGGTACAGGTAATACTTTGATTAGTGCTAACTGTTTATTAGGTTTACAAGGTCATGACGCTCTATGGTCAAAAGAAAATGTTCATTTATATCAAGAACCTAGAAAAGATAATCAATACATTATGACAGTTGATGTCGCTAGAGGTAGAGGACAAGACTATTCTACATTCTCAATATTTGATATATCAGAGAAACCCTTCAAACAAGTTGGTATATATCGTGATAATATGATATCACCATTACTATTTCCTGATGTAATAGCTCGATACGCTACTATGTACAATGAAGCTTTAGTTGTCGTTGAAAACAATGATCAAGGTCAAATAGTTTGTAATAGTCTACATTATGACATAGAATATCCGAATGTATTTACACAATCCTCAGTAAAATCTAGTGGTATTGGTGTGACAATGACACGAAAAGTTAAACAAATAGGTTGTTCTACTCTCAAAGAGTTAATGGAAGAAAATAAATTAAGAGTAATTGATAAGTTTACAATCAATGAATTAGTAACTTTTGTTGGTAAAGGTATATCTTACGAAGCTGATGGTGGTAATCATGACGATTTAGTTATGAATCTAGTACTATTTTCATGGTTTGTAACGACACCTTTCTTTCAAAGTTTAACTGATTTAGAACTAAAGAAAATGTTATATGATGAACAACAACAAATGATTGAAGATGATATGGTACCTTTCGGTATTATAGACGACGGATCAAAAGTAGAACAGACATATTCAGAAGGTGGAGATGTCTGGACAGTTGTTGATGATGTGAACATTTACTAAATTATAAATACTAGTTGAATAAGTAAAATACTTTTCTTATTCGTTTAATAACAATATTTTTTATAGCTATAGAAAATAATTAGGAGATAATAAACATGGCATTTCAAGTTTCGCCTGGTGTACAGGTTCAAGAAATAGATGCTACTAATGTTATTCCTGCGGTCTCAAGTTCTACAGGAGCATATTGTGGTTATTTCGGTTGGGGTCCAGCCGAAGAAGTTACTACAGTAAGTTCACAAAAGGGACTTGTTGAATCCTTTGGGGAGCCCGCTAATACAGATATCGCTGCAGAACACTTTTATCCTGCTGCTAACTTTCTGGATTACGGGATAGACTTAAAAGTAGTTAGAATCGCGACTACCAGTATGGTAAACGCGACAACAACAAGTGGGCAGTCTTTGTTAATCAAAAACTTAACTCACTATCGCGATAATTACAACACAGGTGCAGCCTCTGTTGGAAATTATGGTGCTAGATACGCTGGATCTTTAGGTAATTCACTTAAAATTCAGGTATGTGGTGGTGCTAATCCTTATAGTCAAGCTAGTGTTACAACAACTAATGGAACATCTGCCGTTGGAGGTACTTCAATCGAAGTAACTCTTGGTGAGAAATTCATAGTTGGTGACATTATCACATTGATTGGATCAGATACTACACGATATAAAATATCAGCAATTACTTTTGACTCAGGTTCAACCGGAGAAGCAACAGTTACAATTGCACAAGAAGACGATTCCACTCAAGGTTTAACAACAGCTGTTTCATCAGGTGCTGCTTTAAATCGTGAATGGGAATTTGCTCGTCAATTCAACGGAGCTCCGGGTACTTCAAACTATGCTAGTACTAGAGCAACAGCCGGTGTTTCAGACGAAATGCATATCGTAGTTCTTGACGAAGATGGTGAAATTTCAGGTACTCCTGGAACAGTCTTAGAAAAATTTGAAGCAGTTTCAAAAGCTTCTGATGCTAAGAATGACTTCGGTGCAACTAACTACTATGTTACAGTTATTGAAAACCAAAGCGAGTATGTTTACTGGTTAGATCATAGTGCTACTATGGGATCAGCTGGTTCAGCCGCTGCGGGAGTTACTTTTGGTACAGGTACTTTACCTGATAATCTATCTTTCACTAATGGTGCAGATGGAAATCAACCAACAACAGCTCAAAAAATAACTGCATGGGATACACACTTTGGTAGTGCTGATAATCAAGACATAAGCTTAATAATTTCAGGTTCACCTCAAGCAGACAACGGAAGTGGTACTGCTGTAACAACAAGAGCCGAAGCAACAAGCTACTATAATCAATTAATGAACATAGCAGAAGATAGAAAAGATTGCGTAGCATTCTTCTCACCTGTTAAGTCAGACTGCGTTGACTCTGGAGTTTCTGGAGCAACTAATGTGAAAGCTACAGCGGACACTTTAAACAGTTCTTCATACTCAGTAATGAGTTCAAATTGGTTATATGTTTATGACAGATATAACGATAGGTACATTTATGTACCAGACAACGGATCAGTAGCTGGACTATGTGCCAGAACTGATTTTACGAATGATGCATGGTATTCACCAGCTGGATTCAACCGTGGTCAAATTTTTGGTGTAACAAAACTAGCGTTTAACCCTACAAAAGCTGATAGAGATTTACTCTACAGATCAAGAGTTAATCCTGTTGTTACATTTTCAGGACAAGGAACAGTATTATTCGGAGACAAGACATTAGCAGCTAATGATGGTAGTGCTTTCTCAAGAATTAATGTTCGTAGATTGTTCATAGTGTTAGAGAAAGCTATCTCAACAGCTGCTAAGTTCCAACTATTTGAGTTTAACGATTCATTTACAAGAGCTAATTTCAGATCAGCTATTGAACCTTTCTTAAGACAAGTTCAAGGTAGACGAGGAATCTATGATTTCCAAGTTATCTGCGATGAAACAAATAACACTGCAGGCGTTGTTGACGCTTCTCAGTTCGTAGCTTCAATTTTTGTGAAGCCAGCTAGATCAATCAACTTCATAACTTTAACTTTTGTAGCATCAAGAAGTGGTGTAGATTTCGAAGAAGTCTACGGAGCTCCTGGTGGCGTACAAGAATCAGCAACAAATCTATAAGGGAGGTAAAAAATGGCAACAATTAACCAATTTAAAGCGAACCTCGTAGGTGCTGGTCTAAGGGCTAATAGATTCGAGGTATTCATACCAAGATCAGGTAATAAAATTCAGTTTTTATGTAAAACTGCAGCATTACCAGGACAAACTATTGAGCCAGTAGAAATAATTCACAGAGGGTTAACATTCAACTTAGCTGGTAACAGATCATTCGAAGATTGGACTGTTGGTATCTATAATGATTCAGAATTCTCTGCTAGAACAGCTTTAGAACAGTGGATGGGTACTATCGTACCTATGGACAATTCTACAGTTGAAGAGCTTGGATACGATTATATGGTAGACAAAGCGACTATTTCTCAGTTAGGTAGAGATGATTCAGTAGTAGCAACATATGAATTTTATAATATGTGGCCTACTACTATCGGTGCAATCGAAATGGATGCAGCGGGTGGTGAAGAAATCACAACAACTGAAGTAACATTCAAATATTCACACTTCGAAAGAGTTCTGTAAAGAACACTTTTAGTGTGTTATAAATATTAGTATGGAATTATTTGGATTAGAAATCAAGAGGAAAAAGAGCGACGAGGCTCCTAATGTAAAGAGCTTCGTCCCACCTCAAAACGATGGTACG